AACCAACAGTCATCTTACCAACACCGTCGTTATAAGACATTGTACGAAAGCCTTCAAAGCTTTTAATCTGTTCAATGCCTTTATCTGAAGTTTTCATGTTGCCTGTGTCTGTGAAGTAAGGATACCATTGGTAAATGTCATACTTCCATTAGTACCTAGTGTAGTTAGTTTAGCTGTAGTAATCGTGGCATTGATACCTACGTTCTGTGCAGCCATTGTTCCTAGTGTAGGTTTACCAGTTAAATCAGAGTAAGCTCCAGTATGGGCTACAGTAGCTAATCCAGTAACATCAGTATTTGGAATAGTAGCAGAAGCTGTTACATTACCTGTGTTGTCATGACCATAAAGATAACCAGTAAGTCCTTCTGTTTTAAGACTGGTAGTAACATCTAAAGTAGTAAACTTACCTGTAGAAGGTGTGCCTGCTCCTATTGGAGTATTATCAATAGTACCACCAGTAATAGCTACGTTATTAGCATTCTGTGTACCTAACGTACCAATACCAAGGTTAGACCTGGCCCCTACAGCAGTAGATGAACCAGTACCACCCTGAACAATAGTCCAAGGTGATCCACCAGTCTGTGCTACTTGAATGTAGTTACCAAGGTTTCTAAACCAATCACGCCAAGAGAACTCTTCACCAATAGGTGTTTGTGGGATTGGGGGGAGCAAATTCTTAGCCATAATTACTCCCAATCACAATCAGTAGCGTAGCCATGTTCATGTAACACGTCCAGTTGTTTCTCTAAACGACAACCAATGTCAGTACGATACATAACACTATTAGGAATCTCAATCTTCTTCTTAATAGTATTGTATGCCTTCTCACGAGCATCGCTTACAGTAGCACCCTTGCCTGATACAGTACAGATGTAATCACCTGCTGTAACAAACATAGGTGTGTTCATTTTAACTTCACCGTCACACATGCTTGGGGCTTTACCCCACATGACTTCAGCACAATGAACATCGTTGACTACGTCCTCTTCTGTCAAGCCAAACAAAGGATAACCGGAGTTATCTTTCTTGCTTATCTTGCAATAAGGATAATCAGGGATAGCAATAACAACGCCACAAGCAATTGCCTTGCTGGTACGTAGTGTGTCCTCACCATTGATAAGGTCGAGCATCCACTGAGCGGGGTCGCCATTATGCAGTGCTTGTTGAATCTGAAAGAGCGGCCAGCCTGGTCGCATAGTAAACTCAAGAGGCCAAGGAAAGCCATCTTTGTCAATGATACAATTAACATCAATATAACCTGTATATGCTAAGCCATGAAGAAAGTCTTCAAGCGGTTTAAGAACTTGGTCTGCCAAGTAAGATTCGGAGGTATAGCGAACGATAGTACCTTGCTCGCCTGTAGCGACACCAAGATCATCATTCATTAACTTCTTAAATTCCCAGCTCTCACAAAACTGCTTGTTGAAACCACCAGGTCCGAACCAGCCACCTACGCCAAATTCAACACCACCGTGGAACTCTTGGAGGATAAAGTCGCCTTTGTATGCGTTACTCTTCTTCCACTTCTGTAGCATAAAGACCATATCGGCTGCTGATTTAGCAACGTAAGATAGTTCCTTGGCTCCATCACCGATAGGCTTACTAACGTAACGCTTTGGATTATCCATTACGTGTTTAATAGCCTCATCGTAATTCTTGAATACTGTGGATGGGATAGTTGTAATACCAGCCTTCTCCATTACATCTGCACCGTGCATGCGGTCTTGTTCCCAACGATTGGTATCAATAGATGGACCAATAATTGGATAACCTTTATCACGATAACGTTCCAAGCCATGAATGTAAAAGATATTATCTGTACAGAAGATTAGATCTGCCCAGTTCATATACTTCTCCCACTCAGAGACCCTTTCAATGAGTCCACCATCACCGACCATCGAGCGACTGCCATCCTTATTGTGTCTAATAAAACACTTTACAGTGTGCCCAAAGTTCTGGCACCGTAAAGCAAAGTCAAGGCATACACCTGATGCATCGATGATTAGTATTTTCATTCTTTATCCGTATCGTCTTTAATTTTAATACCAAGTTTACGTTGAAAGTTCTTCTTCATACGTTCCCAATTAGGCATTGGTTTACTCTTAACACCTGTAATAGGCATACCAACAAAGGCAGAAGCTGACTCACCTGGAGTTCGTCTAGGATCAGCTGCAGAAGATCCAGTAAATGGAATTGCAGTACCCTTAACAAGATTCTTTAATCGCTCTTGTAGTGGTGTGTCTTTACGAATATCATAAGCAGCTTCAGTAAGTTGTTTAGGCAACCAACCAAGCTTATTATAAAACGTCTTATCAAAGTCTGTAATCCAATGGTAGAACTCAGCCGCATGTTTAAATGGACTAAGGAATGTACCATCCCCAAGATCAATCGTAAATGGATCTTTGTTTTCCCAGATATATTTACCAGACAAGGCAACGTTAAGACCATTAGCTAGTGTTAATGATGTAATAGCAAAACGCATCATGTACTGTCTAGAGTAATCACCTTCGGTTAGAGGGTGTAACAATCCCTGTAAACCAGCTGATAGATCCCAAGTAGCAGGAGCAAAAGCCCTCTCTGGTAGTGCGTGTGTAACTGCACGAACAGTAGACATTGTCCAGTCAGGAGCAAACATAAGAACCTGCAAACCCATACGCCCAGTAGGACTATAAGCTGCCATCTTAATCTTCTCACTAAACTTACTATTACCTTCACGTGCTACACTAAACCAATCAAGACCACCAAATGTATTATTAATGTTCTTTGCAATCTCTTTCATGTGAACAGCATCTGGAATGTCTGGATGATTTAATCTAGCCATCTCTAATTTCTTTTGTGCAGCAAGATACTTTAATCCATCATGAGTAATTTCCCATGTCATATGATCAAGTACTTTTTGTACTTTACGAGCTGGTTCAGTTGCCTTATAGATTAGATTGTAGTTCTTACCAGTAACCTTACCAAGAAGACTATCAGCAGCCTTAGCAATAGCATCCATAGCACCAACACCAGAGTCAGATATAATACCGAATGTAACTCCGTTATCAATCTGAAACTTAGCTTCCTCACTTAAAAGACCTGTAGTAGGATCTTTAAGTAAACTCTCACGCTTTAAACCGCCCTTTGTCTTAAGAAAAGACTCAAGACTATGCATTGGTTTATTGCTAAGGAAATTAGCTACGTTCAATGTACCATAGTGAAACAATGAGAATCCCACTGCAACCCGTTTAATGGCTCCTGATAAAGTAGAAGCAGCTTTAAGGATTACACCAGGATCATTGCTACCAATAAGATGTTTTACAGCATCATAGATATCAGGATGAACAGCATAGTTCTCATATATACCAGCCCCTTTTACAGGCTTATAGTTCGGTGGAATCTTTTCACGTCCACCAATTTCCATAAGAACAGGAAGACCACTTACTCGTGTTGTTTTTAAAGCATTTAACTTTCTAGTATCACGAATAGCACGTAAGACAGAATTAGCATATAATCTAAATGACTCAGCTAAATCCTCAGTTGTAAACTTAAGATCATGTTTATCCATAATCTTTTTAAGCTCACCAAAGTCTGTCACAGTACGTGTCTTACTATGCTTTGTGGTTGGGCGCAGCGCTGGATAAGCACTACCAATCTCTTTCATTACCGCTTCTTTTTCAGCAGGAGAAAGATGTTCCATATCAATATGCCGTGCTGCATAGTCCTCAATATATCCCTCAATAACACCAAGGTCTTTAGCTGCTTCCCAAAGTTCTTGTACTTTTGCTTTGTGATATTCGTATAACTCTTTAGCATCTCCAGTAAGTTCACCGGCCCTACCTTCTTGAATTGCACGCCAAACACGCTCACGGCCTTCTTTAGATGGCATAATATCATTAGACATCTTTAAAGCTTTAAAATGGGTATCAAGACCATCTTTAATCTCACCACGAACTAGAACACCTAAAGTATCTTTAAGATCTTCTGCCCATTTAGCATATTTAGTAGGCTCTTCTTTCACAACACCAGGAAGTTTCTCTAAACCTAAAGATTTAGGTGCCTGTAGTTTACGTCCTTTAATATCAGTAACCAACTCAGGAAGATCAAATGCTTTACTAATCTTTTGCATGTGAGCATCAGTAGCGGCATCAACAAGCTCTTCACGAACTTGCTCCTCAGTACGTACTTTCTTTTCCTTTATTTGGAAACGAGGATCACCAGAATCACGTAAGTCACCACTATGCAATCCCTCATCAGGAAAATCTAGCTTCTTACCTTTTGCTACTTGACCAGTTTCTTGAGCCCTAGTAAGGGCATCTTTACGTTCAAGGAAGTTACCATCAGCATCAATGAATCCTTGTTCATGTGTGTCTTTAGTTTCAGCTTTACGGGCTTCATCATGCTTAGGACCCATGCGTTCAACAACGCCAGTCTTTTTATCACGAATAGCTGTCTCAGTTAAAGCTGCTGGTTGTCCAACCTTAACAGGTTTACCATCTTCACCAAAGACCTCTACAGACGCTTTCTTTTCAGCTTGTGCATACTGCTCTTCTTTACGAGCACGATATTCGTTTACATATTCCGGAGTAGGTTTGCCTTCAGTAAGAACTTCATGAGCCTTACCCATTACTTTAGGAGTAAGAATAGCTACAATGTTATCCATAGCAAACTGTGTAGCAGCTGGAGCAATACCAATCTTAGCTCCTTGTTCTTGTAAAGCTTCTTGACCTGCTTGGTATAGTTTAGATACAGGATCAAATGCATGACCAATCATTGTTGGGTCAGCACCCATAGCTGTAGCAGCTCGACCAGCTAAACCAGTAAGAGCATCCATATGAAACTCTTTGGTATACTTGTCAGCAAACTCTTCAGCCTTTTTAAGGGACTTTTCACTACCAGCTTTGTCAACACCAGTCAAAGTTTCCTTAACAATACCAACGCCCGTTAAAGCGGTCCTAGAGGCCCACTCAGGCAGACCAGTGGCTAAGTCTACCACAGAAGCAACAGTGCCTGCTATGGCGCTTATAGGGTGCTTCTTGAGCCTATCCCAGCTATAGTGTCCTTCAGCATCTGCTTTACCCTCATCACGCCACTCTTTAGGAGTAACAGGATCGCCTTTAAGTTTACCAAAGAATGTACGTTCTTGACCATATGGTTGAACGACTTTCTTATCTAGCATGTCTTTTCCAACATTTATGCCATCAACCTCAACAGACGCTACAAACCTACCATAAGGATCAGCTTTTAAACCAGACAATGAAATCTTCTTACCGCCAATGCGATTAGATAATTCTTTAGTTGCTTCATCACCACCAACTTGAGCACCACGTTTATCGTGTGATATTTCAGGAGCATCAATCTCAGCGATACGAATAGACTTAATTCGACCTGAAGGAAGACGTACCTTAGCAGTGTCACCATCAAGCACTTCAAGCACCTCAGCCTGAATACCACCTACTTTAGCTTTAACTGGACCAGAGAATGTTGATTTAGATTCTGTAGATGTTTCTGTAGAAGGTCCTGTAAAAGTACTAGGTGATGCTGTACTACCTTGTGTAGGTCCTTCAAACGTTGCCATGTGACTTCCTTTTATAGTTCAGATTCTAGTACTTCTTTACCAGTTTTTGGATCAACAAACTTAAGCTGTGTACCAGACATACCAGAAAGGACTAAACCATTCTTCTGTGCCTTAGCAATAGCAGCTTCAGTCTTTTCTTTCCCTTTAGCAGCAATAGCCTTTTGGTTAGCTTGTTTTGCTTTACGATCTTGCCTGATATTATAATCGTTACGAATTGCATTACGTTCCTGAACACCAGTAGCTTTAGCTAAATCCTCAGACAACTGCTCTTCATCTGTTAATTCTTTTTTAGTTTCTGGTTTGTTGTCTGCTCCAGCACCACCAGCCTCTGATCGTGCTTTAGCAGCACTAACAGCTTCTTTAATTGAATTAAACGATTTATAAGACTTACCGGTTGCAAGCGCATTACGTACTGCCGTATCCTCATCAACCTCTTTTCCTTTCCATAAGGAAGGAATATTAGTTGGTTTACCATTATTTAATTTAGGATTAGTTACAGTAATAGATACTTCAGTTGAATAAGAACCATCTGCATTTTCTCGAGCTGGGTATCCATCATGTGTCTTTTGACCAGCACCGGCCTTAGATGAGTCTTTAGCATTACCTAATATCTTATCAGCTGCGCCTGGACCATAGTGACTATCAAACTCTTCTTTCTGACCCTTAGTTAATTTACCTTCTTTATTAAGAGATATTAACTTATTCTTGTCAACATCAGTAACAGAAGCTACATCAGATTTAGTTGGAGCAGCTTCAGGTTTTCTTAAACTGGCAGTGTCTTCTTCATAATCAAGTTCAGCTTGTGCTATAAGTTCATCTTTTGCTTTTTTATCAAACTTCTTAGGATCAAGGTCACGTATTCTACGCTTCTCAGCAGTAAGTGTATCTTGTGCTTTTTCAAGTCGACCCTGTGTATGTTCCTCAACCTTCTCTGCTTTCTTTTCAGCATGAGTAGGTTTACCAGAAGCATTAATAGCTTGATTACGTTCGGTTACAATATGATGTCGTTTTTCTTCTTTAAATCTATCTTGCTCAAGAGCATCATGTGCAATCTTAGATTGTACATCTAATTGTTCTTTGTAACCAAGAGTTTTCTTACCAGCTGCTTCAATAAAAGCTGGAACTTGTTCATCAGTTAATTTGTTAATAGCACCAGAGTACTCAAGCTTTTCTGCCTCAGATAATCTTCCACCAGCTGCTGCACTATTAACACGACCAAGAAGATCTTCTTTAGTCTTGCTACCTTGTAAGTCTTGGTACAAAGCCTCTACTTCACCTTGATGAACTTTAAGTTCACTGATGTGTTGCTTAAGTGCTTCACCTTTAAATTCATTAGCCTGCTTAAGAAACTTATCTGCTACACGAGTGTTACCAGATTGCATAGCCATCTGACCGGCCTTCTGATAGGTAGTAAATAGATCAGCACCAGGACCTGATTCAGCTTGAGCCTGTTTAAGATCACGATCGGCAACAATAGTATCGCCTATAGCTTGACCACTTTCAAATCCGCCTGCAAAGGCTTGCGCTAAGTTTGCCATATGTTATCCTTCACTTGTTTCATCATTAAACACTTCAACTGGTTTTGAGTCAGCTACGTATTCTGGTTTATTCTTATCGGTACTAGAACCCTCTAGTGCTTGCCTCTCAGCATCTTGAGAGACAGCAGCTTGGTTGCCAATACCAGTCAATGGAGGCTCACCAGTTATATATTTCTGTAATTCTTGTATCTTTTGATTACGTGCTTGAAAGTAATTGAGAGGTGAACTAGAAGAGCTAGTACCACCTGTACTTGAACCACTAGAAGAGTTACCAAACAGTTTCATTAACTGACTAATACCTTGTTGTCCTTGACTAGGTCCGATAGATCCAGTATCGTATGCACCATACGCTGAGCTACCCAATTGACCTTTACCAGCACCAGACATTAGACTACCCATAATACCTTGACCAGTTCTGGCTTGTGAGTTACCACCAAAGTAATCAATACCCTCTTGAGTAGCACCACCAGCGGCAGCAGCCCCTGCGGGACCACCATAAGCACCACCAATCGCACCAGCAATATAAGGTAACATTGGAACTACACCAGTAGTCATAAAGTTCTGCATACTGTGCCACGGGTCGTGCGCTAGCCCTTCAAACGATGCTCCAGGGTTGTTCCAGAAACTCATTATTCAATACCTGATAAACCTACACCACCACCAGCACCGCCAGTAGGGTCATAACTTGCATAAGGGTTAGACCAGTTTGGAGTTTGACCAGAACCCATCATTCCAGTTCCGCCACTAAACAAACCAGCAGCACTAGCACCACCAAGAGCCATACCAACTAAGCCAATACCAGACTGTGCATTCTGATTCTGTGCGTTGGAAGCAATTTGATTACTTTGATTTTGTGCTTGAGCACCACCAGCAGGAGTCTGTGAAGTAGCACCAGACAAAGAACCAAGGTTACCAAGCATCTGTTGATAGTAAGCACCAAATGTATTCTGTCCCATACTCTGTAGAGCATTAGCTTGCGCACCTGATTGCAGTGTTCCACTAGCTGCACCAGCAGCTTGCTGTGCATTCTGACCTTGTTGCAACTGCTGTTGATAGCCTGGTGAGCTCATAGCAGATGATGGGTTATTCATAAAACCCAACAGCTGATTAGCAGCCGCTGTACGACCACCGATAGCACCGTACGGATCTGTTTGACTTTGTGGTAATGGAGCAGGGGAAGATGTACCACCACCACCACCACCAAAGATTGCATTGACTACGCCACCCATATTAATTCCTTTTTATATATATTTACTGAAGAGTTTTTCTACAAACTGATATCCAAGGTATTCAAATAACTTTGAGTTATCTATATGTACCTTAGTAGTGCCTAGCATTTTATTCACACCGATAGACTTCATATGTTGTTCAGCAAACTGAAACATACGAATACCAGTCCGTCCTTTTCTGTATTCCTTACGAAGGAAATATATATCTTCGTAGGCTGTAACGCATGACTTTACATGTAAGTGTTTACTAACAATGTAGAACATGTAACCAATAAGCTTATCGTCTTTGCGACAAGTAATAACATGTAACATACCAGTTTGTTCAAGAGCAAAGTACTGAGTCCAGTCTGGGTCTAGTTCATAACCACCACTAACCTCTTGCTCTATTTCTTTATAGTGCTCAGGGTATATAACCCGCAGCTCTGGAAGAACGTCAGAGTATTGCTCGACTTGATACGTTACCATCTATCTTACCCTTGCTGTGCTGGTTGTCCTACATTCTCTAACTCGCCAACATCAAAGTCACACTCAGCAGCTTCAAGTCGGATTGGTTGATTGTCAGTACATAAGAACTCCCAAGCCCTTCGTCGGTCTGCACCAACTTGGTATATCTGAGGACGTCCATTATTTAAGTTTACTTGTCTGTAGCTTGACCATGTTTTATAATCATCGCCAGTATGTCTTATATTCATTGTAGCCGGAATCTTATCACCTACAATCTCAATGCGATGATAAAACTTACGCTTAGTAGTTCCACTATCCATAATAGGGGTTACTGCTCTATAGTAGATTGGAGCACCATTATCATTGTAATATGTGTCAGACATTGTGTACAGCGTACCATTGTCATCATCTAGCAAGAAGTATGTCTCACCAACACCAGCAAAATAACTAGGCCGGAAATACTGTTCTGCATATATGCCGTTAACGCCGGAATCACTATCACCAATAGCCCACATAGTCCACTGATACCACTGCTTCTCATTAAGATCATACACAAGTGTTTGATTAAGATCTGCTAATGTGAGTATGTAAAAGGTATGTCCATTAATTCGTAATGGATATGCAATCACATCTGTAAGAGTGCTGTTGTTTAGAATACGATCAATGAATGGTGTTGATATCTTTGACGGTGATACACCCATGATAGAGTATACCGAAGGTCCCTGCTCTTTAGCAGTACCAATCCAGACTGTTGTTTGTTCAAACGAACAGATAGAATCTCCACTAGCACACCCTAATTCAATGTGATATGGTGTGGCAATAGCTAGGGGGGAACCTGGGTATGAGCCAGTATCATAATAGAAGTCTGTTGACCACTGACCAAAAGCTAATACATAGTTAAGATGTTTAACAATCCCAACTAACCCATCGGGTTCTGCTTCTGCTGTAATAAAATTAAGGGCATTCCATACTGTAGGGTTATTAGGATCAGATGTATATATCTCACCATTAGTACCACCAATAACAGTATAAGTATCTAGATAAATAGCACCTGTTGCATAAGGACCTGCAGGGAATCCGTTTAACAAAGCTGATGCAGTTGCATTAACACCTGGACCACCATCAGTGATAGTGACCACTAACGTATCACTGGAAGTATAACCACTACCAGTATTAGTAATTGTAATACCAGTAACTACACCACCAGTAAACTGTACAGTTCCAGTAGCTGTTGTTCCACCACCACTAGGTGCTGAAAAGGAAACAGCAGGGGCAGTGTATCCACTACCACCTGTAATAATCGTTACAACGGTAATACCATCATCAACGACCTTAGCAAAGACGCCTGTAGCTGGATTGTATGTGTAACCATTTACTTGATTCTGTACAAACAAGTATGTGTTGTTAAGTGTGCTATTAAAATAACACTGTTGTACTATACCACCTATAGTACCAGTCATAGTACCAATAGTAGTTACAGCATAAGTTGTAGGATTAATCTTATATAGAACATTATTCACCGCAGCAAATAACGAACCATTAAAGTTATATAAACCCTGTCCTTGTGCATTAGCAAGTGTTGCACCTGTATTTAAAATACCAGGTCGTTTAATAAACTCTCGCTTCTGTCCTACTGTCTCAAAGTAACCATTGACACACTTAGAATCCTTTGCCAAGGTACCATCACGAGTCTCTATTGGTTGTGCTAAAGGTAGTCTTGCAATTGGCATAGTATCCTATTATGGTATGTTGTTAGAAGATGGTCTACCCATTCTCATGTCAGGTTGGAAGAATGTAGAGTACGACTCAACATCCCATCCTTCTAATTCTTCTTTGTACATTTTAGCACGCACAGCAATCTCTTGACGATGATTACCTGGCACACTATATTCAATAGCTAGTTGGTCAGCAAGGTTCCATACCAATACATTCATCCACTCAGTGGGAAAGTCTGGAATAGCTTGTGCTGTATTAATGTCAGCCATTGGTTGTTGGCAAACAAAGTGTAGTTCAAATGTAGCAGCTGCATTACTGTCAGGTGTTACATACAAATACATGTTACCAGTATTTTGTCTTACTTCATAAAACAAACTGTTAGGAGTTCCAGTACTGAACTTAGAGCCTAACATGTTGTATTCTTGTTTACTTAATAACTGTATCTGCACATCATCAATAGCTGGACTAACAGTGTTGTTACGTAACCAACCCTGAATAACTTTAAGAGGTTTGTCAGTATTAAGATCTACAGCACCTGTACTAGATGGACCAATAACATACTCAGTCTGTCCAGCAACAAGTGGTAATATTAATTCGTTAGTCTTCCATATCTTTAAACCAGATGTTGCCATCTGTTTAATAAATAAGTTAAGAGCTAGTGATGCATTAGCTACTGTAGCTGCATCAGGAGTGTCGCCAAGTTCCAATACACCAAGTTTGCGTAATGCTAACTGGATAATCTGATCACGGCTTACTGTAAAGGTTGTAGACATCTAGCCTCCAAATAATAGTTTAATTGAACGATCAAGACCAAGAGACTGTGTTACAACAACAGCAAGAGCTCCAATGGCAATATACTTAATCTGTGCTAGATTCTTTTCTATACTTGCCATGGCTTTTGACAGATCAGTAGCAGACTTGCGAAGCTCTTTAATATCATCTTCATGGTTGTCTGTTTTAATCTCCAGACGTACTACTCTATTTTCTAGAGCTTCATTAATCATATTAGCCCACCAAAGCCTTTACTTCATCTTCGGAAAGACCAAGTGCTGTTAGTTTAGCCATTACGCACCTACTCTTTGATTAGTTTGTTGTGCTTGATAAGCGGTAATGACTTCAGGTGTCCATGCTAATTTGCAATGGTCTTGTACTGAATTATTAGGAAAAGTTATCCCAGCACTTCCGTCAATTATTGTGGTCATACTATGTCCTCTGCTGGCAATGGTGTGTTGCCTTCTTCAAGCCATTTAGTTACCTCAACATCAATTAATAAACGAGATTGCAACCCATCAAGATTAACAATTCCGATAATATTGCCTTTAAAATCTTTATAGTATTTCCAATTAGAAAAGCTCATAATTCGCATCCAGTAAATTGAATTGTCTGAGATGATGAAGCAAACAGACATGACGCACTACCAGCCACAAGACCAGTAGCAGTCGTTGTACTTAAAGTGCATCCTGTTACTGTTCCAGTGTTAATTTGCAGTGTTCCTGTTCCAGCTCCACCGGCATTACATAACTGAATGGTTCCTGATGCAACAATCCCAGTAGGATTGGTCCTTGCTTGCACTAAAAAAGGAATATAGCAAATTGCAACTGTCGAACTGAATGCTTGACCTGTGTAAGAATATGCGCCTCCAGGAATTTGAATAACTGGCAAATACCTCTGACACAGGGCTAACTCTTGACCATACTGACGATACTCATATCCAGTAGCACTACTTCCTACTTCTAGTTGAACACCAGTAATGTAAAAGGTTGCACCGCTTGTTCCTACTAAATTTGTTTGCCCTGTTGCGCCTGTATAAGGAGTGCTAGACCAAGAACCTGCCGTTCCATTTTGACCTGTGCCACTTCCCAAAGAAAACAATACTTGCATACCGATACCATTGGTAGTTAACCAAGTTCCAGCAGTATCTCCAGCTACAGTTAAGCTAATTTGTGTCCAAGTATTAGCTACTGGGATTGAATAGGTATATGGGTAACATCTTGTTGAACCAGAGTTATTAATTACACCGCCAAAAGTTCCAGTTAATGAACTGCGAACCCAAAAACTAAGGGTAATTGTTTTTGCTGTGCTTTTACCAAAATCTAAATCTGCCGTATTAAAACCTTCAATATTTTGAAGTAATGTGTATTGTTCATTAGATGGAACAGAATAAGCAGACAAAGAAGTTATGCCAAGATAATTAGTAAATCCTGCTGGAGTAGTTACTGAACCAGCATTTTGTTGAACACTAAACTTTGAAGCAGTTGAGTAAACTGTATTCCATCTATCCAAAGTGTAAGAGGAATATAAAACACTAGGAGTAACACTAGCACCACTATTTCTTTGGTCTATTACCATGCTTCCATTGATAATGCGATTCTTTAATAAAGATGAATTACCTTGTCCAATAGCTACACTTTGAGTAGACAAACCTAAATCTAATGTATTGGCTTTAACGCTTGACCTTGTTGTAGAACCTATAGGACTATTATCAATAGAACCACCAGTTGCTATTAAATTACTAAATGTATTAGCGCCACTAAATGTATTAGCGCCATCTAATTGTGGAAAATCATTAAGAACTACTGCAGGAAGACGTAATTCAACTTTATCCCCAGAACTAAAAGCAGATGCTGTTGTGCCATCTTGAGCACGTACAATAGTCATTGTATCAACAGAACGTGCTGTTACTTTTACAATCTCAATAGGAGAACCTGATGCACCTTGTAAAGTAATATAAAATATGTTTGAGCCTGTAATTGTCGGAAATAAAGACCCTTGCCCAGACAATACTGTTAAGGAAGTTGCTCCACTGGTAATAGAAGATGCTAATGAAGTAGATGCGTTGTTTGTAAAAAGTATAGTCATGTACTATCCTAAAGTAGTGCTATTAATAGTAAAACCATTAATAAGTTTTTTATTGATAAGTCGTCCAGTTGCTATAATAATAGAAAAACTAGCTGTAGCAGTGCTATAAAATAATGGAACGATAGGCTGTCCATTATTATCATATATAATTGTTACTGGAATAAAACTATCGGATTGCTCTGGTCTAGTAAATGGCGGTGCTTGGTAGTCCGCCACACCCCTTACAAAGTCTTGTGGTTGCCTAGGTTCCCAGCATTGCTCATCAACCATGAAACCATCCCAGCGTTGACGAAGCTCACCCGCTTTAACAAGACGACCGCACGACTCGCAAATGCAATTCCAACTACCCCTGACATAGTTTGATTGATAACTCATAGGTTACACCAAACTAGCATCGTATACTGGAAGATCACCAACCCCAACATACGTATTACCTTGTGATGTTGTAATAGTCATTTCAAGACGGTACGTAACTTCACTAATGCCATTAGCTACTCTCTGTGATGCTGTCTTGTTAACAACAACCGGAGCACCAATTAAGATAGTGGATGGTGTAGGATCAACACCATTCATAACAATAACAGAACACGATGAAGTTGAAATAGTCTCGGAAGGTGAAAGTACCTGGGAGAAGTCGAAAGTAAATAACTCGGACTCTGTAGTAATCTTATATGAAAAACTATCAGCCATTTGGATTCCTAAATAATAATATGATACGTGATTTAATAATAGATAATGATCTTTGTGCCGATCGAACTACGCTAGTAGTATTTTTAGCAATACTAATTAATCGTTCTTTGGGCTGTACAATAAAGGTATATTTAGCTATAGCACCAAACTTCTTAACAAACTCAGCTACTAAACTAAATAGTACAATAACATTAAGTGCAATTAATTTATTCATTGCTTTAACTATTGTTGCTACGCTAGTAGTTAGTGTTGATAAGTTCATAGATAATCCTTTATACATATTAGGTACTATAGTACTTGCGATTGTTAGAAATCTATAAAAGAAGAAATGTACAACAATTGAAATTGTACTAGTTACTGCTTTGGTAATAATCTTATTTATTGTGTTAGATAAAGTAACGGCACTTGTTGTCAGTGAGGTTAATAACTTCCCCACTCTATTAACTAATATACTTATGTTAGTAACTGCTAATGATATAGTCTTTGCTATACCACGCTTAATAGATGTAGACCCAGTTACTGAAGCTGTAATAGTTAAAAAGTGAGAAGCGAGTTCTACAATAAGAACTGCAACATGTTCACTGATAGTGCTAAATACTTTACCAATTAATCTTTGTATATAAACAGCAGATGTTAATGTTGCTATTAATATTTTATTAGGTAACCTTATTAATGTGGTTGTTATACTACTTAATATAGTTTTAGTAATACTAATTGCCTTAGCAATACTTATACTACCGGTTGAATTAATTGATAGTGTTCTAAGTAATCTTAGTATCCTAGAAATATTAGGAGTACCTGTTGCAAGGAGAGAGATACCTCTACCAACGCTTTTAACGATGGTAGAAGCACTCGAGGATAGGGACGAAAGAACCTGTTTAAAGGTATTTGAATCCGCACCGTTTAGTACCACCTTATTGATGGAACTTCCGTTTAAAGCCATAATTAACTAAACTGAACTTTAAATGTAAACTGAATTGCATCTCCAGTGTTTAAAGCAATACCAGTAAAGTCTCCTTTGACAAATAAATTGCCAGAGGTTGAAGCATCAAACAAACCAGCATTAGTAACAGTAATACCGGAACCGGCAGTGTCTGTACCTACGACTTGGAATGTATCATTTGTGGTAGACGTTGTTTGTTGAGTAACAGTACCGCTTACACGGGAACCATTTTCAGTAAACAAAGTCGTATCAGTTGCACCAGTCGTACCTGCGCCAGTTCCCCAAGCAACATAGCTGGGAGTGGTACCACCACCATTAAGGCGGCTAGTAACGATGGCACGTCCTGTATTAACTAAGAGTGTAGCCATTTTTTAATTCTCCAAATAAAACGTTTGATTGGGTTTTTGTGCCAATAATCTATAACGCCTAATTCAACTACAGTACCATCCGCACGGATAACCGTAGCGGATAGGTGTAGTTCTTTAGCGTTGCTATTTGCAACCTGCATTACTAAACGCCTTGTTTAACCAGTTCAAGTACTACGGAGAACACCAAAGGTGTTGTTCCTAATGTAGTATTATATCCAGTAGTTGTTAAAGCAATACGACCTGTAGGACTAGGTGCATTGTTTTGTAAACCACCAAAGTTCCAGAAGCTCATCTTACCTCGACCAGCTACAGGGATAATATCTACTTGAGTACTACCATCCCAAAGCAATCTAACTTCTAGTGGATCAGAAATAGAATAATCAAGATGATCAATTCTAAATCCTGTAGGAAGCAAAGCATAGTTAATTGGATCAACAATAATAATACTACCAGCTACTAATGAGAAAGTTAATGAACTACCAGTTGCAGTAGCAGCTACGTTCATTGTTACTTGTGTTGTACTGTTTACAACAGCAACATAAGCATTCGCAGGTATACCAGTACCTGTAACACCCTGACCAACAGTTGGTGTTAAACCACCAGCGGTGAATGTAATAACTTTAGAGTTAATAGTAGTAGCACCAGATGAAGCAGTACCTAATGTGCCAGAAGCAGCTATGTTAGATGTATCTAATACTCCAGTAACTTTAACGACGGCATTTCGATTACCGTCCATAATAATTTGAGTGTTAACGACGTTAGCCATTGTTATTCTCCTTGTGCAGGATTAGTAGGCGGAGTCTCTAAATCTGTGTCTGAATAAACTACATAAGTACCATCATAAGAAACAATAACAGTGGGTTCAGCCACTGCTTGTGCTTCTTCTAATGTTGTATAAGATTGAATAGTCATATTAGTTTAACTCAGATCCAATGTTAACTTCTTCAACATACATGACACGGTTGTTTGCAGTAGTACCGACAATACCAAAGTCTAATTGAACTGGTACTTGTGGAAGAGCTACATATACATCACCAGTGTATGGTTGTACTGGAGCAACGCTAGTGCTTAATGTTGTACCAGAAAAGTTAAAGCTATTAACACCTAAGGTTGCTACGTTGTATGTAGAACCAGGAGTTGCTACAGTTGTACCATCTTTGCCGATTGTTAAAACTGTAAAGCCGTTAACACCAACATACATTGTACCTTTACCATTGTAATAAAATTGGAAATTAATCCAAGGCATTAAGTCAATAGAGAATGTACCGGCAGTATAGCCAGATCCAGCAGCAGTAAGATAAGGAGCAGCCAAACTATAACCAGCAGCAGGACCATCACCAGGTTGACCTGTTGGAGCAGCATCTACTTGTACATAAGCCTGTGCACCAGAACCACCAGTACCATTAACTACAGCTAAAGGAGCTACACGATAGCCAGCACCAGCAGAGTTAATAGCAATAGAACTAAGGGTTGTACCTGTAGTATTAACAGTGAGTGAACCTGGAGTTGCAAACTGTGAACCATAAAAACCTGTTGGGTTAGCCAAGTCCGCTACGTTTTGGAAAGTAGTTGCTGTACCGGCTTTAAGGATTACAAAGTTAACTGTTGAGCCACCAGCTGGTTTAACAAAGTAAACACCATTCGAAGCTGCAGTAGGATCAACGTTATCAAAAAAACCAGAATAGATGTTTGCATCAGTTGATGGGTTTGTTTGACCAGCAATAGGAGCCGTCATACGAACATCATGCCATACTTGGTTGCCTGGAATAAATTGTAAACTATTTGCACCAAGAGCTTCAATACTCTTGTATGGGGTTGTAGAACCGCTAGTCACTTTAACAGCACCACAATTCCAACTAAAAGCAGCAGCAGTTGCGCCGGTACCACCAGTTGTTGCAGTGTAGTCAGTTGACTGACGGAAAGGAATAAAGTCATCGCCCTTGTTCACTTGATATTGTGAAGGGACGGTAGGGAAAGTATTTACAATGCTCTTAACTGGAAATGTAGAAATACCAGATATGAAGCGGGTTGGATTAGCCATTATAGGTTCCTTTAGTTAGCTTTGAGATAAATCAACGGTAGATCAATACCGCTATTAGAAGAGAAGGGGGCTTGCGCCCCCTACTTTATTACGGACCGTTAGATCCAAAGATTGCACGTGGGTCAGTCCAACCAAAAGAATAACGCTCGTAACCTTTTGCTTTCGCATTCATGGTGTCAAAGTCATTATCCATATCAAATTGGATACCTACACGTTCGTAGTATTTCATACCATCACGTACGTTAGTTCTAATGAACCAAGCATGTGGAGCTGTGAAATAGTGGTTTACAACTGCACCACCTGGGAATACATTGTTTGCCTTGAGAATGTTCAAGTCATTGTTTGCAGAACCAGGAGTAGAAACAGTCTTCAGAATACGACCAGCATTGTAGATTTCTTGACGAGCGATATGTAATGATTTAGGCATTACATTGATCAATAGACCACGGTCGTCTTGGAAACCCATCAAAGCAATAGTAGCATCTTCTAAAGAAGCTTCTGACAAGTCAGCATCAACTGTTAACTTGTTAGCGAATGTACCGCCAGAAGTATTAGGATGTGCTGTAGAGCAAAGAGCTACGCCATCACCACCAGCATACTGTAGGTTGGTACCTGTAGTAAATGCACGGTTGTAAATGTTAGCACCTACGTTTTCTTTCGTTTGACGGAAAGACATAGCCAATGCACCAGAACGCTTCTTAGATACTTGTTCGTACAAGTTATCATCAAGTTCTTCTTTAGTTACAATATATCCCAAAGCGTATGCGATATGTGTGTAACGAGTTGTGAAACCTTGGATCTCTGAATCAAATATTACTCCAGAGCCTTCAGTTTTCTGTGGAACGAGTCCGAATCCAGTTAACTGGACATCTTCTTCGTAGTTTTGATGTGATGAATCTTTATCAAAGAGTGAAGAATATTCTTCTGGATGCTCTTCGTATACTTGGCCCCACCAAGCTTTAATACCAGGCCATAGGGCCTTAGGATGGGTACCGGTTGTGATTACGCCTGCCATGTTTTTATTCCTTTAATTATTAAGCTGTACCTGAGGCTTGCTTGAAGATATGCTTATTCAAGATTACTTGAACGTTATCATAAGCGCCTACGGCGTTATTTACTCGTGGAGAAACTGCAATAATCGTTAAAGGCAATGCCAATGAACCAGTAGTACCTTGAGAGATAATAGACGAACTATTCAAGATAGTGCTTGATAGTGGGCTAGAAGTAGACAAGGTTGTTTGGTTAGCTGTAATTGTCATACCAGCATTTGAACCAACGTTTGCAGCGGCTACACCAGTTGCATCAGTTTCAATTTCAAAGATGATAGTAGGATCAGTTACAACAACTGCATAACGTAAACCAGAGCTCAACGGAAGGTACAGTTGAGTTAAGTTAAGGTTAGTTCCTTGGAGAGATACCCCAAAGTCAGCTACACGGAAACCTACGATAACACCTACAGGTGTATCTGTTGTAGCAGCTTTAGTTACATAAGCAACGCCGTTAGCATCGGAACCACCAGCGAACTTAACAACATCGCCAATGGCGTATGTGTTAGAAGCATCGTTGGCAATAGCGAACGTCATAGCTGATTGGTTAAAGTCCGCACCGGTAAGAGTACCGACAGGGCTTAGACCACGAGGCTGATTTGAATTTGCCATTTATAATTCTTTCAATAAGATTAGTATTAATATTTAATGCCTGCATTATAGAATCCAGTGGTATCAACTTCTGAACCACCTTTACCTCTACGAATGGAAGCATCTGTTTTGTCATTGCGTGATTGGATATCAGCTTGATCTTCGTCCCACCATTCTTCTTTAATCTTTAACAAGATCTGTTTGACTGGTTGACCCATATCATTCTTACTACCAATAACACTTACTCTATCTCCAAGATCGACGTTTGTATTTGTAACGTTCGATGCAGCATATCCTACCTCTGAGGGAGAGACAAATTCCCAGCCAGCGTCAAGAGCCGCTTGAATGCGACCCGGCTCATCATTAAAAAAGTACAAGTGATATCCTGTAATAAGATTTCCTACTTGCAACTTACCACGTGTCCCGTTAAACGCCCCACGATTGCGACGTACCGGTTTCTCATTAGACACAGTGGGTGTCTTGACTTCTTCTTGTTGTTCCTTAACAGTGGTTGTATTTGGATTAATAAACTCACCGACTGCTAGTTTTTTATCTGTTGCCATGATTGTCTTTCTCTCTTGTTTATTCTGACCAGTCTTGGTCGTTCTTTAGATATTGAATTGCTTTTTGTAATCTAACAGTATCATCATTTAAATGACCAATACCTTTATTACATGCATCACAAAGCAATCCACGTATCTTACCTGTGTCATGGCAATGATCCACGCACAATCTTCTTTTTAGTTCAAGTTGATGTGTACCACAAATAGCACAACAACCTTGTTGGCTTTCAAACATTTTATTAAATGTTTCTAATGTAATATTGTAATAACGTTTTAATGCATTCTTTAAAAGAATTGTTTTACGTTTTTCTACGTTATCATTATTCCATTTAGTGTTGTATGCAATACTCTCAGGTGTGTGTGGTCTATTTCTAGCCATCACTCACTCCAATCATATTCCTGAACATAGGCTTCTTTACTCTTAATTAAACCCTGCTTAAGAAAGCGGTCGCAAGCGGCCTTAGCTTCTGTAGGTAGGTTCTCGTATGATTTCTTAGCAGAGCTAGGGCGACCAGAGGTTGTCGTAGCAGCAGATCCATCCATAGGATTAGATCGTTTCTTTTTACCAAAGCGTTCTGGGAACGTGGTAGCTAATTCTTCATCTAACTTGTCTAGGAATGCCTTACCTTTAAGGGTAGGGAACTCTTCGGTAATAGACTTACCAATTGTATTTGTGATGTCTGTAATTCGTTTGTCTTGACCAAACCAATCATTACGATCTAACCACGCTTGTAGATTCTCATCTGGCTGTGGTGGTGACTGTACTGCTGGTGTTGGTTCACGAGTAGCTTCGGCACGGGCCTCAACTACATCCTGTTTAATCAAGTCCATGGCATCATCAATCTCAACAACACGATCGCCATCTCCACTGGAGACTGCATCACGCTTTGCTTGTTTCAATTGAACTAACTGACCTTCCAGTTCTTTTGCCTTACGTTCATACTGTTCCTTTTGGAACTTCTGGAACTCACGTGCAGTAGATCTTGCTTCTTCAGCAATACTACGTGCCTCTTTAAGTTCCTTGAGCAGCTTCTCGTTGTTCTTCCTAAGGATAGGCATAATCTCTTTGCCACGACGGACAAAGGTTTCAGCATCTACCCAATCAGATTCATTACCACGATAGTCTTCTTTAGCAACCCAACCCTGTGCGCCAGCTTCAGCAGCATAGTCAGGTGTGTTTGGAGTCTGTTGTGGTTCAACGTTGTTAGGCTCTTGTTGATTGTCAATTACATCATCACTCATCTTATTCCCTTACTTAAATGTGGATCAACTAAGTCCATGTCTGGATCTAAGATACCAGTCAAGTCATCATCGTTAATCATTCTATACTTAGCGCCGTCTTTACCGACGTACATTAAACCTGCATACTTAGCCATGATTACTTTGTCACCCTGTTTAACAGGACACTCAGCATAGCCACTAAAGGCTTCTGGACCAACAGCTACGACCTCACCAGTTGTATTACCTAACTGCTCACGTTCACTCATACCCTCTGTAGAGACTATGATACCGCTTGCTGTTTGATTAACTACAATCATTGGCTTAATCAGTACTCGATTTAATAAAGGTGTTATCCCTGTAGTATTACTCATCTATCTCCCCTTAAACTTTCCATCAGACCTTCATAGTCAAGAGCAAGGATCATACCAACAGCTGCAATACGACCACGAACATTACTGTCGTCATCTGTACCACCTACTAGCATCTCTTTTAAATACTCTCTATCATTGAAGAGAGCCTTCATGAAGGCCCCCGTGATCGGATGTTGTTTCCAGTCCAGGAATTCCGGTTCTGTTACAACGCTCAAATTACTCTCCTGTTGGTTCCGACGGTGTGTCTTCACCTTCCGTTAACTTCATCATAAGCTCGACTGAGGACATAATGCCTTCGTTCTTTGCTTTCATTGCAGCAATCTGGGAATTGATTAACTGGATTTCTTGTCCTGTACGAACACCTCCAGCTGTCTCTAATGCCAGTAAAGCTTCTGCCTCTAACTTGTGAATCTTAGCTTCGTTCAGCTTAGCTGTATCCATAAGCTTCAATACACCAAGTTTCATCTGCAACTGTTGGTCCGCTTGTTTAATCTGGGACTTCATTTGCTCAACTTGTAACTTCTCAGGTACAGCTGGTTTAATTGCATTAGGACCTTTTGGATCCGGCAGCAATGATTCTAACTCAGCAACCTTCCAGGCTTTAGCATACATGATTTGCGCTTGACGAATATTAACGCCAGGAGTCGTAGTAGCTAACTGTAGGATTGCTTGTGCCTGTTGCATCTTCTGACTATCACTAATGATGTTAGGATCTGCACTAGGACTGATATCACTTACTGGACCATTGTAGTCATCGGCAGAGATATTGAATTCACCCTTATCGGATTGGAAATCAACTTCATCTTCGAGATACAATTGGTTAAGTCTGTATAGCTTGCGGAACTCTTGCTTAAGGCTTCTGTAGGTACGTTTAAAGATACCAGAGAAAATCTTCATTCCTTGCTCAGCCATTGTTCTTGTTGTCTCAGCTGCTGTATTCTGTCCCGGATTTTGTCCAACCAGAATATCAACTGATCCACCAATACGCTCACCGTAGTTGATAAGCATTCCAAGCAATGTAAACAGAACTTGAGAAGGCTCCCTAACAGGAAGAGGCACAATGCCTTTACGTAAATCATCACCAGTTGAATCAACGTGTTTCCATTCTAAAGGTGCAAAGTTATAATTACCACCACGCATCTTAATGCCACGGCTTAGGAACCCACCTGCTGTGTTAGACATCGTACCAGCATCAACCAGTTGGTTAATGATTGTATCGATGCTTTGATTAAGGGGTCCCAGTAGTACTCCAAATCCCAAGTCATAAAAACCGCCATCAGGTGAGGGGATAAAAGGATACTTAGTAAAGTACTGTTCAGCTTTAATACTTAAGATTTTACCAGAGTCATTACGTTCAATAGACTGGTCAAAGAACCGGGCTACAATACGTAGGACTTGTTTGGTATCACGACGTACCCATACAATGTATGGTTCGGCGTAACCGTCTTGGTCAAAGTCAATGAACTTGTGTGTCTCAAGGATTTCGTACGGTGTGCTAGAGTCTGTAGACTGTGGAGCCTCCATACCCTGAGCTTTGTTTTGTGTTAACTGCAAGTTCGATTGTGGAATCGAGACTGGAGTTACTTCAGTCATCTCACAAAACAATCCACGAGCCACTCGCTCATAGATCTCATTCTTGGTCATGTACTGCACGTGGGTAACACGTGGTGCCTGTTCAAGGGACTTAGTCCAGTAGTTAACTACCAGGTCTCTTGCAAGAATGTAATCTGATTGTGGTCTACGTTTTGTAGGATGGTAGTAGGTTTTCTTAAAGGCACAACCTACAATCGGTTGTGTGATTAAGACCCTATCAGTATCCTCTTCCCAGTCCTCATCAACTTCAAGGATCTGGTAAGACATATGATTCTCAATTCGCTCAGCTCGGCGTTCCTTCATACCATCTGGATCATCACCGATGACCCTACAACGTACTGGAGTATCGCCATTAACAAGAACAGGATATGCTCTAGCATGGTACTGCAAAGCTGCAATAGTAATTAGAGGGAACTTAACGTTAGAGGCGTTAGGCCATGGGAAGGACTTAGCTTCAGCAACCTGTAAAGCTAGCTTCATGGACTCTTCAGTCCGCTTCTCCCAAGCTGATCTAGACATTAGATCGGCAGTAAACTCTTCGTATACATCACGACCAATCTTCTGCAGATCATCTTTATCCAGAAGCTCTGCGATATTAGGACATACAACCACGTCCTCAAGTTTTAGTTTAGCTTCTAGTTTATTCATTAATATCCCGTTACGGCGTTAGCGCCTCGTCTATCGTATCCGAACTCATGCATAGCATCTCGGTATTCTTCGTCCTCAACCTCATCATTGGTTGGGGCTTCAATAAGTTTATCAAGCATCATACCAAGGTAAGCCATACAGTCTACTTGGTCATCATGCTTGTCTCTAGGGAACCTCATCATCTCATCTTCAAGTGTCTGGTACCAATCAGCGTTCTTATCGAACCGTACACCTTTGGCACGCATCCTGGCTTGGATACTTCGTCCTCTGGCTATCTTATCCTTACCACCATGCTTTAGGGGTACTAGGTTAAGGTATGTATTAGTCTTGTGCATCTCTTCTCGAAGAAAGGGTCCAATAGCTTTTGAGACTTGCATCTCCTCAATACCAAAGGCCTCTGGCTTGTATAGTCTTTGGAGAGCAAGAATAGTGTCTACGATCTCCCGGCCATCTAGCCGGTCTCGTATTACATCACGGATCTGAATACGCTTGTTCTCATCCACACCAGCAACAATGAATACGGAGTAGTCAGCTTGTTGGGATTGTGAAATAGCTAAGTCAGCAGTGATGTAGTAGTTAATACGGGCAGTCTGATCATCAACCGTTAATGCGGCAAAGTCAGGCTTTTTGAAATAGGAATTCGCTTCATCAAGAGGTACGTTAAGATACTCTTGTGAGTAAACGTCAGGCATACCCTGGCGGATATACTCTTCACGTAATGCTTTAAGTTCTTCAGCACTCTTCTTCTCAGGCCACAGGATCTCTGTGAAGTCTGGATTGTGTGCTTTGTACTTAACTGACTTCCATAAGGAACGACCAAGTGAATAGGTCTTGAGTCCTTCTGTAATTGTTTTTTTGTCACTGTCTCGTGGCATTAAAGATTCAAGGAGCGAATCCATGTGTAGAATAGTTCCAACCATCCGGATAATCCCGCTATCGCTACGACAAGGCAAGAGAGCTCCATAGAACCACCTTCTAAATTTCTTACGACGTTCGCTGTTCATGACAGCTTCATCATTCTCCATATCATCACATAATATGATGTCTGGGCGTGAGCCGTTCCAGATAAGACCACGAAGCTTTTGCTCTGCACCCTTAGCAATGATACGGAACTTATCGCCGTTATCAAACTCGACAATGATGTCTGATTCTGTTTCCTTGAGAAACTTGACCAGACCCTTCTCATCCCTTTTAATCCCAAATAGGGATATAAGAGTTTCATTTTCTTGTAGCTGTTGCTTAATGGATCCTAGAAACAACGAAGCTTGTGACTCTGTGTCTGATACCATCAGCATGAACTTACGCTCTCGAAATAAGAGCGTAGCCAATCCGTATCCCATCGTGACTGCAGTAGATTTCGCATGACCTCGTGGGGCGGATATAGCTACAAACTTATCTTGTGAACAACATAGATCCCACCATTCAAGGTGGCAGGCTGGTGTGCTAACAGCATCACCTAGGCTGGAGGACAGTACGCTACCCATGAACCCAGCAATGGTATCCCGGTTAACTAGCATCTGTTTCTACATCTATGATTACATCGTTATTAATGGCTTGCTTCAGGTCTGTCTTAGACATAGTAGCAAACTCTGCAAATTTCTTGGCTAGGAATTCTAGCTGGTTCATTGTATCAAGCTTCTCAACTTGTTGGACGGCACGTCCTTCAACTTTAAGTTTCTGGTCAATCATATCGACAGCAACCTTATGGGCATCTTTCAGGTTAACAGGCTTACGAAAGATCTCACCAGTCTTTTGGTTAAATCCGAAGTCTCCGTTAACAAGGCGATCCTCAACAGTGGTCATAGCCTTCTCTACGATCTTACCAAGGTCAGCCGACAGCTTGTCGTCTTCCTCGTCCCTGATCTGTTGGGTTAACTCTTTCCACCAAGGCTGATAACGCCAGATGTGGATGGTGTTCTTAGGGATGCCTGTGGCAGCCGCTGTCTTAACTTCAGAGCCTGTGGCTATGTAGGTAAGGACGCATTCTATCTTCTGGGACTGTGCCCAGGCTTTGTTGGGTGTACCGGGTTTAGTAGACCGGCGACGCTTAGGGGCGTTGGACAACAAGGCCAACGACGCTCTACCAAATGGTTTGTCAATACGTTTCATGTAACAAGGATCCTTTAACTATATGTTGCTTTTTTACAACACCCTTATATTATACCACATATTTATTGATTTGTCAATAGGTAACACAAAATAAATATATTTACAAGTAGGGGTTGACTTTAGAACAAGAATAGTATATAATAAGATTTATATAATATATAATATAATATATAATACGTATAGTACTTATGTACTATACGATATATAATATATAATATAATATACAGGTATAACAAGGCAACGCCGGCCCCACCAAAGGGGCAAGGCGCTTGCCATTTAAGACATTTAAGACATAATCTCCTATAAGGGGTTTCATGTCCTAAATACCTCCCCCTTGTAAGGCTTACGCGAGCCCTACAGGCGAGCATAGCCCTTTAAAAGCGTTTAAAGGTACCTACAAGCCCTTCCAAGTACCTATCTGGTACCTAGCCCTCATCTTTAATGAAAACAGCTCTAATCGCCTTATACCCCCCTTAGTTTAGAAAACTATATAAATTATAGGATAGTGACATAAATGAAATTCAGATAGAGTTCCTTTTCCCCCACCCACCCCTATACTCCTCAGGTATACCCCCACACCTACCCCACCCCATAGCTATGCCCACACTGTAGTAGTACAAGTGTTGTATAAAAACAACACATTACTCTGTAGCTATCCTATAGTGTGGTATAAATACAACACATTGAGTAGTAGTAGTAGATAAGTGTTGTATAAATACAACAGTTATTCTATTCCCCGATGCTTGATTGACATGTGTGTTAGCACACACCAACAACATCAATCACTTAGCATACTATATCCCCGTAACAATCATATCATAACTCGATACGATTAAAGTCAAAAGCAAAAGCCCCTTCTGCTACCATATCGTCAGTCACTAGTCTCGTCAGGTTCCCTTCCTCACCTTCGTGCCTGCCTCTTATTCTCTCTACTAAATAGCTCAATTGTATCATGCAGTGTCAAGTCATTGGCATCGCTTCGCTCATCCAAGCAAGCAGGCTATACCATGACAAGTCATGGAGCCCTGCTAGCTCGGCTGTCCACTGCCTCGCCACAACACATGACCCAATAGAGCTGTGTAAGAGAGAATCTTATACATTTTTTTAACTTACTCTGGAGTTTATTATGACAAATCTCAAAGCAATTCTTATCACTGTAGTATTTTTCGCCATTTGCTTAGCTATCTGGCACTTAACCAACATTCATTATCTGTAATACCTCCAGCGGGTGTCGTCGCTTTGGGCGACACCGCCTTATTCAATTATTTCATAGAAAGATATACATATCATGTTATTTAACATCCTAAACAACAAAACACTCCGTCAAACATTAGCTATCCCAGCTGATGAAGGACTTGACGACATGGCTCTTGAACTAGGTTGGAGAATGCTAGTACCAGCCTTACCTGAGAGGTTAGTGAGTCCTAACATCATGAAGCGTGAGGCTTGGGAGTGGAATCTGTACCTATACGATGCTATGAATAGTGGTGATACGCTATTGATGGTTGATGATGCCCGCTTCTCACCTTATGTAGAAGATGTAGCTGACGAGTACGAGCAAGAGTCTGACTGCCTCCCAGATGACCCTGAACCAGCAGATGAGGTTGTTGAGGCTTCATACGACATGGAAGAAACATTCCATCATCTTAACCAACAACACAGTTCGATAGAACAATAATACCTACGAGAGCCGTCCGCCCCCTCTTGCGAGGGCGGTACGTTCTCGATTTCAATTTAAAATATCATCTAAAAGGAATTAAATATCATGGCAACTAAAAACATCCAAACAACTACAGTTCGTAAAGATTTCGACTTTGAAACATATAACGTAGTCATGAAAGGTGCAAACGCTGGACTCAAGTTATTCCTAGTCCAACAGATGTTATCTGACATTGCAACTACCGCCTTCCGCTATCGCAATCCGTTAGCTCAACAGTTAATCGACCTTACTGACGAGACGGTGACTCTCCGTGCAGAATGGAAAGCCATCTCAGCCAAGTCACAACGTCAAACACCAGAAGGCAAACCAGATCAGATCGCTGACAAACCAGTCTTCGATTCAGCAGTAGCTGAAGTAACCATCTACTAAGAAATAAACATCCTGAGCATGATGTAAAACCGCTCACCAATCACCTTTGTTGTAAAAAAACAACACTTCCAAAACCTAAAAACTCGTGAGCTCGCTTGTGCTCGCTATAATTCAAAAACTAACAAATACAGCTACAATTCGTCAGATTGGCTCACAAAGCACTCTGACACAACCAAAAAAACGAAGCAGTCCACTTGCGTAGGGGGGCGCAAACTTTTGAAGATAAACTTTGAGATTTTGTTACTTTTGATCTTTGCTGTAACTTCATGTGTAGACACAGGAATAAGTATCATCAAGTACCATCAAAATGAAATGGCAAATGGAAAATGCACTGATACTTCTAAAACTGAAGGGTTTTATGCAGTAAAAAACGGGATAGGATATTGCTTTGATCGTCAAAAAGAATATCCCTATCGTATTCGTGGTGGTATCATTTACGTTGAAGGTGAATAATATGCGTTACTATCTCCATAAAATAGAACAAGATGAGTTTGGTGTTGAACACACTAGTATTATTGGTAAAACATCTAAAACCTACGAACGTGCCGTAATTCGTGGTAAAAGATTACAAAATGCACTAGTTGTAGAGTTCCCAAACAATCCACTTTGTATAATTCGCAATGGAATTGAGGTATTACGTGCTTGATTTAAAGGAAGACTTACTAGATGAAGACGCTCCTATCGTGTTACCTGCTGAACCTGAACAGGGCATTCAACCAAAAAATAGAGACTGTGATCTCTACGTCGAGGTTGAACTTCCAGTTGCCGAAGACCTGTTCGAAAGCGAACCAGAACCAGAAATCAGAGGCTACAACATGTCATATGAAGCCCGTGTTGCTGCAGAGAAAGAAGCAAGCTACCAAGGCTTCACCAAAGGCACTGTAGTCGTTCCTAGGGCTGCTAATGCGTTCCAGCGAGTCAATCCAATCAACTGGGGCATTATATTAGATACACAAGTCTGGGAATATCATTACCAAGATCATATGTATGCTCCTTGTAAAGTTCAATGGGTCTCAAACGGTGCTACTACCTATTGTTGGCCTAATGAATTGATTATGACTCACCCAGCACCTGACAGTGCTGATCTTGATATGATTAAGTCTGGAGAATAGTATGGAAGACCAAGAATATGATGACTATCGTTTCTTCTACATATCTGAATTAAATAAAGGACGTGGTTTAGTATTAGCAGTAGACATGAATAATGGATTCATGCCTTTCTTTGAATCATTCCGTGAACGCTTTGGTAATAACCCAGTAGTACTTAGTAAAAAAGGATTATCGTCGAAAGACTTTGATCTGCTCTGTAATTTCCTTGAACCTTCGCAAATATTTGACTGAAAAGAGATACAAATGATCATTAAAAAGCTTAATAAATACACATACGATGTGTGCTTTTCTGATATTGGATGGGACTTATGGGCTCGTTTTGAGCGTAATAAGAATCATCTTAAACTTGTTAAGGGGGCGTCAATGCCTAGTCATCTTTATACTAAATTAATTAAAGAGGTAATCAACAATGGCCTATAGTATATTTACAGCCGCCGAAACAGAAGCGTTCTTCAACTCTATTCCTGATGTTGGTGTAATAAACCGACAAACCAATCCAACAGGTCACAAAGTTGTTATAAATAACATAACATATTCAATCTTGTTTGACCATAATGGTGCCTTTTGGACTATCTTCGAGCATCCAAACGGTAGTTTTGACCGTCAAAGTAAAATATTACAACGTATTCACCAATCATATACAACATATTGTTGTGGTGTATGGCAACTTGGTAGCTTCTATTGTCCATTTGACGTACCACATGAAATTGAAGATCTCATGATCAAAATGATTGCTAGCTGTGCTCGTTATAAGTTTGCTAAAGGTGTAATGCAAGGATATTTCTATAAATCACGTCATAAAGGTGCTGTGTATCAACATGATCGCATCCTTAAAGCATTTATTCGTAATGGGTTTGTTGACAATTCACCTGAAACGTTCAATCCTAACAGTGGTAACATGATTAAAGGGCTTGTACGTCCTTGCCAACCACCAAAAGCAAAGCGTGCTACTCGTGCAATGTTACAACAACGATTAGATACTCTATTAGGAGTCTTACATGGCAATACGTAAAATCTGGTTAGTCAGCTGTCTTGACCTTGATGTTATCAATGGTGGGGGCGGTGTGTTTGGCGGACAATCATTCCAACGTAAACAAGCTCCAACTGAATTCTTCGTTGATGAACGGTCTGCTAGACAAGCTGCTGAACGCATTGCTCGTGAGAATCCAATGAAACCATATGGTATTTTCGCAGTTGATAGTGTCGTAGAAACAGGTAATGCACCTGTTGTAACCAAAAAATACACATCTGAAGGGGAGTTGTTACCAGTATGAGCACATTAGCACTTGTTAGAATGGGTACTGGCGTTGCAGATGAAATCTGTGATCTTTTCAATAACGTAATCACTTGGAAACCAGGAGCTTCTTATGATGCTATACACTTTGAAGGTGGTGGTGATATCCATCCTAGCCTTTATCGTAGTAAAAACACACATAGCCATGTTGGTGATACACTCTCAAATAGGGATATGGTTGAGCAACTAGCAATCACTGAAGCCATTGCTCAAAAAGCTCTAATCATTGGTAGTTGTCGTGGTGCTCAACTAGCTTGTGCATTCGCTGGTGGTAAATTAGTTCAAGATGTAACCAACCATGCAAATGGTCGTGGTCATGCAGTAAAAAGCAAAGAAGGTATGCATTTTGATACCACATCTGTACATCATCAACAAATGTATCCTTGGGAGATCGAACATGATCTATTGGCTTGGAGTCATCATCCTCTTAGTAATCACTATCTTGGGGATGGGGTGGACCCAACCTTGGTTAGAGTTGAGCCAGAGGCTGTATACTTTCCTCAAATCAATGCGTTAGGCTTTCAGTGGCATCCTGAGTGGTTTTGTTCACTAGGTGAAATAGAATTTACTGTCAATCAAATTAAACATAAAATGAAAAGGAATCATTAATTATGTGGAACCAACATGTACGTATCGGTAGCGATCCTGAAACATTCCTTCAATCTAAAACTGGTGAGTTCATCTCATCTGTTGGTCTCATCGGTGGTAGCAAAGATGAACCAATGCCGATTGGTGAGGGTTGCTCTGTTCAAGAAGACAACGTAACCGTTGAATTCAACACACCACCAACCAATGATGTAAAGGAGTTCGTCCGTGTCATTAATTACAATCTTAACTGGATTACTAGGCGTGCTAGTGAGTTGGACCTTAGCGTTGTTCACACCCCTTCTGCTAGATTTAGTAACAGTCAACTCAACACTGAAGCTGCGCAAACTTTTGGATGTGAGCCTGACTTTAACGCTTGGAACTTTGGCACTCCTAATCCTCGTCCTAAGTCTAAAGACACTAAACTCCGCTCTGCTGGTGGACATATCCACATTGAAGCTCCTGAATTAGATAAAATTGATCTGATTCAAGCGATGGATCTATTTGTTGGTGCTCAAATGGTTGCATTTGACAAAGACACACAGCGTCGCAGTTTGTATGGCAAAGCTGGTGCTTATCGTCCTAAATCTTATGGTGTTGAGTATCGCACAGCTTCTAACGCTTGGTTACAAAGCGATGAGCTAAAAGAATGGGCATTCAATCAAACACAAAAAGCTGTACAGTTTGTTCGTGATGGGCACACAATCCCTGACGAAGTAGGATCTATGATCCAAGACTGTATCAATAACTCTGATGAGTCTTTGTTGGCTCGTATCAATGAGGTATTACCGAGACTAGTATGAATCCAAATCAAATCTTTGAAGACTTCGAACGCAAGTATCAAGGAAGTTTTGTACAAGTTGTAATGGGTAAAACCACAGGTATCTTCCAATTCCAACGTATGCGTACACTTGGTAAAAAGTTCCCTGAGCTTGAACTACAGTCTGATACTCTTGGTACTATCATCCTTAACTATAACACACAAGCTAAGATCTTCTTTCGTATTCCTAAAACAGGATACATTCAACACAAAGATCGTGCTATGTTCTTTAGTCGTAAACCTGAGCGCCAATGGAAACGAGGCATTCATCAAAACAATTGTCAATTTGATGTTCCAATGACTCAGTATCTATTATTACAGGGACGTGATAACTTACCTTGTTTTGAAAAGATTAGAGAGGCTTTTGATCCAAAGTATCACAGCTTAAAAGAAGCCCTTGACTTACTTAATAACAAAAACTATCAATCAGTAGCACTAAGCCGTAACATGGCATTATCACAAGGAAAGAAAGATGACTATATCCTCTGGTACAGATACGGTGCTATCGGACATATTACGAAATCTGGGCAGATTTCAGCCCCCGACTTTGAACGGGAATCCGAACGTGAAATTATGTGAACTCCGTGACTTTCCTAGCTTGAAAGTTAATAAAAACGAACTACTTACTGATAATCAACAGTTTTCTCAATACAATGGACCACTTACTGGTATTGAAGTTGAAGTTGAAAATCTCGACGACACTGAATTTAAACTTACCCACTCTTGGAGTGTGGCAAGCGATGGTTCATTACGGAATGCAGGTCGTGAGTTTATCTCATCTCCTAGCACACCACATCAAGTTGAAGCAGCTATTAACCATCTCTACGCTGAATTACCAGCAAAAGTTCACTTCAGTCCTCGTACCAGTGTTCATGTTCATTTAAACTGTCGTGAATTAACTCTTAAACAAATCTATAACATTGTTATCTTGTATCAATGCTTTGAAGATCTATTGTATGACTTCGCAGGTAGTGAACGTAAGAAATCTATCTTCTGTGTTCCTATTGGTAATACACAATATTACAACGGCTTCAAAGGCCTTATGCACAGTGGTGATCTTTACAAGTTTTGGTCTAAATACACCGGTTTAAATGTTAAACCACTTAACGAATATGGAACGATTGAGTTTCGTCATCTTCGTGGTACTAAAGATCGTAACGTTGTTTTTACTTGGTTGCATCTCTTGTATCGTCTATATCGTTATGCAACTACACTAGAATCGGAAGAACTTGAAACACGCATTAAAGCTATTAGTCAAAACGGTAACTACAGTAACTTCGGCAATATGGTCTTTGGTGAGTACTTTACGTTGTTACAATCACTAAACTTTGAAAAGAAAATGCAAGAAGACTTTGCAATTAGCAAGTTATTTATTAATAACAGTACCAAAAGTATAATGGACGGAAGGATTTAATTATGTGTGGGATTGTCGCAATGATATCCAAATCACCATCAGGATTCGTACACTCAGATCTTGACATGTTTCAAAGCATGTTAGTATCTGATAGTATCCGTGGTGAAGACTCAACAGGTGTGTTTGGTATCTATAAAAATAAACAAGCACGTATCCTTAAACAAGCCGTAGAACCACAGCTGATGTTTCGCTGTGATGAGTGGGGCGACTTCCGTACCAAAGCAATCAACAGCATGAATGTTCTTGTCGGTCACAACCGCTATGCAACTCGTGGTGCTGTGAACACAGAGAATGCTCATCCGTTTGCTGAGGGTAAGATCTGTCTTGTACACAACGGCACGTTGCATAATCAAAAAGACTTCAACAAAGAAGTAGAAGTTGATAGCCATGCTATCGCTCATGCATTCAATGAAAAGCCTGCTAAAGAAGTTCTCAGTCAAATCAATGGTGCGTTTGCATTCATCTGGTATGACCGTGAAACTGGCAAACTCAACATTACTCGTAATAGTGAGCGTCCACTAGCATACATTGAAACCAGTGATATGATCTACATAGCCTCTGAAGGTGGTATGATTGAATGGTTAGTTAATCGTAAAACAAACAAATTCCAAACTGCTAAACTCTTTGACACCAATAAAATCTATTCATATGGTCTTAAAGGTGCAGAAGAGACAGAAAGCTATGAGGCTTATCGCCCAAAGCCATCGGGGGTAGTAGTGCATACTTCCCCCAAGACACAACATATCCCGAATATCTCAACTACGATTCATGGCCCTCATGCTTTTAAGTTTAATGATGAACCATTAATTAGAATCACAGAACTTATCGAAGTACAATCTAATAATATGATTCGTGTTCGTGGTAAAACAGTATGGCCTACTGGTGGCATTGACTTTGTAGGCATTGCAGCTCAGAAAGTAAACATTGATGATATCCATACATTAATTAAATCTGGATATGCTACCGGTGTCGTTCGCTCTACCTACTCAACAAACTGTGGTCATTCTCTTTGGTTGGGTGACGTTAGACCAGCAGAAACTGTTGACATGTACAACAATGTTAAAATACCAGAAGCATTGTGGAAAAACGTTGTACAACATAATGAATGTGATAAGTGTGGTGGTGCTCTTAAAGAAAACCAAGCATGCTTAACATCATTCAAGTACAAAAACAAACCTAATCAGTATCGTATTGTATGTGCTGATTGTGTAATGGAGGCATTAGATGAAGCAACATCGCCTAAGCAGCAAAATAGCGGTCATGAAATACAAGGCAGGGAGTCGATCCGCAAGGACTTTACAGATGTTCCTTTCCGAGAAATTACAGAAGAATGTACTCTCCATTAGAGATGATCGTGTCCCTTTTCTCAAACGTTCTCGAGTACTTATTAATTGGGGTAGTAGCAGTGCTTTTCGTAACATACCAAATTGTCGTATTTACAATGATCCTGATAACGTACGCCTTGCTAGTAATAAGTTGCTTACTTTTAGCCAGTGGCGTCGCTTTGAAGTCTCGTGCCCAGAATGGACTACAGATTATGATACTGCATTGGAATGGTTGGATAGTGGACATACGGTCTTTGCTCGGACCCTTACTCGTGCTCATAGTGGTCTTGGTATTGTTATTGCACGATCACCTGAAGAACTAGTCGACGCACCATTATATACTAAATATATTAAAAAGAAGAAAGAATTCCGTGTCCATGTATTCAGAAATCAAGTCATCGATCTACAAGAAAAAAGACGTAGTACTAATTCACCTGCTAGCGATTTCCTCATTCGCAATCATGCTAATGGCTTTGTATTTTGTCGTGATGACATTATCGAGCCAACCGATCTCAGAGCAACAGCTCTTTCGGCAGTGGCTGCCCTCGGTCTAGACTTTGGTGCTGTTGACATTATCTACAACGCACACTATGACAAGTGTTACGCACTAGAAGTGAATACAGCACCAGGTTTAGAAGGTACTACATTAGAATCATACAGTAAAGCAATCATAAAGGAAGCATATGTCTAACTTATTCTGGCAACAACAAGTAGATGATCGTATCCTTGTAGGATTAACAGCAGAAGCTCTCGAAACATTCGGTCAACTGTGGGCTATTATCCCCTCCAGTGATCGTAAACGTAACTTCAAAGAAGGTGATCAAATCGTCGCTATTGAGGGCTCCGATGGTATGGGATGTCTTAACATCGAGTTTCCTGTCAACAAAATCTCATTCAACGGGGATGCTATTGAACGTCCGGATGAAATGACCACATCAACACCACTATTCTATGCAGAGGCAGCATGAACGCAAATGAACTAGCTAATTTATTAGAAGTTGACAGTTGGTACAAGCTGGTAACTAGAGAAGAAATAACCACCATGCTCCGCCAGCAAGAGGTAGAAATTGAAAGGATAACAAGTAAGTATGAAGAAATACTCCATGAGCAACAAGTTGAGATAGAAGCGTTGAAACAGGTACTACAGTCTATTGCCAACGAGCACGTTGAGCTTAGCCATGACAAGATTAAGTGGCAGTGCGATGACCATATTAGGTGGGCTAAGGAGGCGCTGAAATGAACGCAAATGAACTAGCTGATGGCTTGGCGCAGATGTATATTGAGGGTGATGTTAACGGGCTGTTTAATAAGCGCATACAGAACATGCTACGCCAATTTGGGCTTGCAGAGAGTATTGTTAAACAGCAAGGGTTAGAAATCAAAGCTTTGAAAAAAGAAGTTACACATTGGCAAGATGCTTTTCATAAAGCATGGGGGTTTGATAGAAAGGCACAAGAGAAATGTTGACATTAACTGTATTTGGATACTGTCTTTATTTGTTTGGCGGAATAGCCCTTACTGGGTATTTGCTTAATAAATATGTTGGTTATATGAAGTGTTGTATTGAATGTTGGATGTTTGCAATAGGTATGGCATTGGCATTTTTGCCATTTACTTTGTTGTATGACTTTACTCATTAAGAAAGGCACAAGAAAATGCATCAAATAACTTGTAAAAATTGCAATAAAAACTTTGATGGAATCATGGGGCAATGTGGCGGAAGTAATACTTTCACAATATATAGATGCACTCATTGTCAGCACGAGGAAATTGTTAAGCGTGAACCTATTGATTGGTCAAAAGCATTAGTTGAAAAGGCACAATAGAAATGAAGTCAGATAAAAAGAACATAAGCCAAGACTCACTAGAGAACTTAATAATTGTATTGATGAATTGCAAAGATGAAGATGGCTTGCTATTGAACATAAACCCAGCCAATGCGTTTCAAGACTGGTTAATTGATATGTATCCTGAGTCTATGCGTCAGCATTGGTTTAATTTACATACCTATGTAAAGGCACAAGAGAAATGAGTGAACTATACAACTTAAAACATGGTGATAAATTTATTATTACTAATCTAAATGTACACATCCCACCAGATGCACCTGTACCTGATGCAACTATAACATATACCTACACACACGTTGATGGTATGTATGCTCCTTGTAAAGGCAGTGATGGAGAACGTTATTAC